AAGGAAAAGTACGTTTACAAATCAATGCCAGTTGCAAACGTATGATTGAATGTTTAGAGTTGCAATCATATACTGAAAAGGGCGAGCCAGACAAAGAGGCCGGGTACGATCACATGAATGACGCGCTAGGTTATTTAATCTGGCGGGAGTTCAACCCACTTCATGCACGTTCTGGTCGTGGAACTGGTGTTCGATTGTATTAATGAACTACTATGTAATTAAAACTAGGGAGACTTATTGTGTATAGCGGTTACGGCAGACAATACAGCAGAGGAAACACCGGGGTAACAACTGATGTTAACGACCCTAGTACAACTTGGTTTAATCAAGAGCCGCACTGGTTACTTATAGAGGATTTAGCTGGGGGGACATATTCAGTACGTATGAAACACAGGCGTTACTTGCCCCAAGAACCAAGAGAACAAGACGATTCATACGAAAACAGATTAGCTAGAAGTACTTGCCCGCCATATCTACAGCGACTTGAACGTATGCTTGCGGGTATGCTCACAAGAAAGCCTGTCAGGTTGCAAGATGTAAACGACACCATAAGAGAACAGCTATTTGACGTAGACCTACAAGGCAATGATCTCAATATCTGGACTTATGAAACCGCTAGAAAAATGATTAGATACGGTCATGTCGGGGTGCTAGTTGATACACCGGCTGAGGGTAATGGCCGTCCATATTGGGTAGCCTACACACCAAGGGAAATATTAGGCTACCGAACAGAAGTAAGAGGGGGTCAAACTACATTTACTCAACTTAGGCTGATGGAAAAGGTCTACGAACCTGACGGCGAGTATGGCGAAAAGCTTATTGAACAAGTCAGAGTACTTTACCCGGGGCGCTATGAGATACACAGAAAAAATGATGACGGAAAATACAAAGTTTTTGATGAAGGCACTACAACAACTTCAGAAATACCTTTTGCAGTTGCATATTCAAACCGCGTAAGTCTCATGGAATCTAGGCCACCGTTAGAAGATATTGCAGAGTTAAACATCAAAGCGTACCAAGTGCAAAGCGATTTAGACAACCAGCTACATATTTCAGCAGTACCATTACTAGGTTTCTTTGGATTCCCGCAAAGTTCTGAAGAAGTAAGCGCGGGACCCGGGGAGGCGATTGCATTTCCCGCAGATGGTAGGGCCGA